TAACGCAAGTTCTGTAGACTGCTATACCTATGTGATTCAAAAGACTGGTAGCGCAACATACGTTGTGTTGGCATCCCAAACGAAGTTCGCATAAGGATTAAAGATGCCTCGTTTATCCAAGATTGGAGCCGCCGCACTTGCCGCCTTTGGGTGGACTGGAATCTCGTCTGTTACCGCCAGTTACCTTCAAGTAGCAGGTGGAGGTGCTGGTGGTGGAACAACAAACCCGGGTAATAACGCTGGAGGTGGCGGAGGTGCTGGTGGCTATTTAACAGGCACGACAACTTTAAACCCAACACTTTCTTATACTGTTGTTGTTGGCGCGGGTGGTGTAGGAACCACCAATATAGGTGGTAATGGTAACAACTCACAATTTGGAACACTAACCGCCTCAGTTGGTGGTGGAGGCGGTGGCTCTTCTTATAGCTTTCCAACATATATAAATGGCGCAAATGGTGGTTCTGGCGGCGGAGCCGCATCTGGAGTAACTACTGGTACTGGAGGCTCAGCAACAGCGGGTCAAGGAAATGTAGGTGGCGATGCCCCAGTAGCATCACCATCTTATGGTGGAGGCGGTGGTGGTGGTGCAGGCTCAGCAGGTGGCAGTGTAGTTAGTGGGTCAGCCGCTGGTAATGGCGGTAATGGTTTATCGTCTTCAATTTCTGGCGGTTCAACTTTCTACGCAGGTGGTGGTGGTGGCGCAGTTTATAGCGGTTCATCATCAGGCACTGGAGGTACTGGTGGAGGCGGAGCAGGAGCGCCTAACAATGGTACTGGAACCGCTGGCACGACCAACACAGGCGGTGGAGGCGGTGGTTCTTGCCAAAATGGAACATCAAACCGAGTTGGAGCAAATGGCGGTTCTGGCATCGTCATCATCTCATACACAAGCGCAACCCAATTATTTGGTGGTGGAACTGTTACCCAATCAGGCGGTAACTTCATTCACACATTCACATCTTCTGGCGCACTTAGCCCTTTGTCATCTGTAACAGCAAGTTACTTGGTAGTTGCTGGTGGCGCAGGAGGTGGATGTGACAACGCTGGCGGCGGCGGTGCAGGCGGTATGCTTACTGGCTCTGGTTTAATCCTTGATTCCAACTCAATCTACACAGTTACAGTCGGTGCTGGTGGTACTGGCTCTACAACTGGAACTGCCGTTGGTGGTAATGGAACAAATTCAGCATTTAGCATGGTTACCACAACTGCTGTTGGCGGTGGTGGTGGCGGTTCTGATGGTTCTGGATTTAGAACTGGTGCTAACGGTGGTTCTGGAGGCGGTGGTGCAGGTAATGCTGGCTCCCCCGGCGGTACTGGTACATCTGGTCAAGGAAATAACGGAGGTACTGGCTACTTTGTATCTCAAAACCCATCTTTAGGTGGTGGCGGTGGTGGGGCTGGTGCAGTTGGTCAAAACGCAAACACAGGAAGCAGTAACGCTGGTGGTAATGGTGGCAATGGTCTGACTTCGTCTATTTCTGGCACATCCACTTACTACGCTGGTGGCGGTGGTGGTGGCAACCAAAACGGCGCATCAACAGTAGCCACAGGCGGTTTAGGGGGTGGTGGTAATGGTGGTTGCTCCCCAACCAACGTGGCTCCTACTAACGCAACAGCCAACACAGGTGGCGGTGGAGGCGGTGGATTAAACAGTGGTCGCGCTGGCTCAAACGGCGGCTCTGGCGTTGTAGTTATCTCTTACGCTGGCTCACAAGTATTTACTGGCGGCACTGTCACTACTTCTGGTGGCAACACTATTCACACATTTACTTCTAGCGGGTCTTTGACTGGTGGTTATGTCGAGTATCTTGTTGTCGCTGGTGGCGGTGGTGGTGGCTCAAGATTTGGTGGTGGTGGTGGCGCTGGTGGCTTGTTAACAGGCGCTACAAATTCAGTAAAAGGCACAACATACACAATTACTGTTGGTGCAGGTGGGGCTGGTTCTCCAGCAAATAATGGTTCAGCAGGTACAGTATCAGCGGCAACTGCGGGTTCTAATTCAGTATTTAGTGCAATCACATCTACTGGTGGCGGGGCTGGTGGTGCAGGTGATACAAATGATGCGGCAGGTTCTACTGGTGGTTCTGGTGGTGGTTCCACTGGTCGTTTTGCTTGTTCTGGATATGCTGGCACTAGCGGTCAAGGTAATGCAGGCGGTAGCTCATCTGGAACTTTGATTGCTGGTTCAGACACATACCGAGGTTCTGGCGGTGGTGGTGCTGGCGGTGCAGGGGCTATATCAACAAACTCTAGTCCTTTTGGTGGGCAAGGTGGTGTTGGTTTAGCCTCGTCTATATCTGGAACTTCAACATACTACGCAGGCGGTGGTGGTGGCGCAACTGGAGCCGGCCCCGGCGGAGAAGGTCAACAAAGTCCAGCCACAGGTGGGTTGGGTGGTGGCGGTAACGGTGGAAATGCAATACCAACAGCACCTACAAATGGAACAGCTAATACTGGCGGCGGTGGTGGGGGTAGTTACTATTCTGGCCCTTCAAATCCTAATAACGGAGCAGGTGGCGTAGGTGGTTCAGGTGTAGTTATCTTATCTATCCCAACGGGCAGTTACTCAGGCACAACCACAGGAAGTCCAACTGTTACAACTAGCGGAACAAGAACTATCTTAACTTACACATCATCAGGTTCATATACAGCTTAAAAGGAGCAATCATGTCGCATTTTGCAAAAGTAGAAAACGGAGTAGTAGTCCAAGTCATCGTGGCGGAACAAGATGTCATTGATTCTGGCATCTTTGGTCATGGATGGGTTCAAACCTCATACAACACACATGGCGGTCAACACCCAGAAGGACGACCATTGCGTAAGAACTACGCTGGTATTGGGTACGCCTATGACGAGCAAAGGGATGCGTTTATCCCGCCCCAACCTTTTGCCTCTTGGTTGCTCAATGAAGATACTTGTCTTTGGGATGCCCCTGTGGCTATGCCCACGGAGGGTGGGCCATTTGCTTGGAACGAAGAAACCCAGTCTTGGGTGGTGACTCCAGTCGTTGCTGAAGTTATCATTGACGCGCCAGCAGAAGTTTCTGCTGACACGGCAACTACTTCAACCACTCAAGGATAAAAAATGGAAAAAATTACTCTTACGACTCAACTTGTCAACGCTGTAATGGGCTACCTCGGTACACGCCCATATCAAGAAGTCTTTCAACTGATTGAAGGTTTGCAAAACGAAGCCAAGAGCCAAGTGCAAGCCCCAGTTGAGGAGCCAAAGGTAGCTGAATAATGGACGGAGTTCACGAACTTGCCAATGAGACTGACAAGCGACTGAGCGTCCACGAAGCAATCTGCGCCCAGAGATACGAGGGTATCCAAGCGCGGTTTGACGACGGTTCCAAGCGCATGACCAAGATTGAGTACCTCTTGTATGTACTCATTTTGGCTGTGCTTTTGGGGCCGGGTGCGGCGGCTGAGATGGTTAAAAAGGTGTTTGGACTATGAATTGGGCAGACGTACTCAAGGCGGTAATCCCTATTATTGTGGCGTCACTGGCTTGGCTCTTGGGTCAAGTCAATGACTTCTCCACGCGATTAACTCGTATTGAAGGCTCTATGCCTGCCTTGATTACTAAAGAGGGTATTCCAACAGATAGCCCCCTGTCAGCAGAGAAGCGGGCAATTATGAAAGAGCAAATTTACAAAGACATCAACGACCTTCAGGTTAAGGTAAAACTGCTTGAAGAGCGCGAAAAAATGGGGAAAAAATGATTCCAATAGTCGCATCACTCCTTACGACCCTTGCCTCCAACGGCTTGGGTCTTTTGTCTTCTGCAATCCAAGCAAAGGGCAAGCAAGTCGTTGAGGACACCCTTGGCGTCAAGATTTCCGACAACCCTTCTGACGCTGAAGTCGCAAAGTTGCGCCAACTGCAATACGACCACGAAGAGCGCTTGCTTGAGTTGGGTATCGAAAAGGCTCGTTTAGAGCAAGAAGAACTCAAAGCCTTGCTTGTAGCCAAGGTTCAAGAGGACAACAATGTGACCAAGCGTTGGGAGGCTGATATGACCTCCGACTCTTGGTTGTCCAAGAACATTCGCCCCGGCACTTTGCTCTACATTTTGACTGCCTATTTGGTTTTTGCAGGCTTGAGTGCTGCTGGCATCCAAGTACAAGAGGCTTATGTCAACTTGCTAGGGCAATGGGGGATGCTTGTGATGACCGCCTATTTTGGAGGCAGAACCGTTGAGAAGGTCATGGAGATGCGGAGTAAGGACAAATGAGCCTAAGTCAAGAACAAGCCGCATTTTTGCTAGATGCTTGCAAACTGATCCAATATGCCACGGAGCAAGGCTTTGTGGTGACGGGAGGGGAACTAGCAAGAACCCCAGAGCAACAGGCTATTTATGTGAATACTGGTCGCTCCAAAACCCTTAACTCCATCCATCTAAAACGATGTGCCATCGACTTGAATTTCTTCAAGGATGGGCAGATAATATGGGACAAGGGCATTCTTGCACCTTTAGGTGCTTTTTGGGAGTCATTGAACCCCAAAAATCGTTGGGGCGGAAATTTTAAATCCTTGGTGGATTGTCCGCATTTTGAGCGTAATGTCGGATAAAGGAATTGACCAATGACTACAGCAGTTGTGATGACTTATGACTCTTTGGTTGAAAACATTCAGTCTTATTTAGAGCGTTCTGATACCGCAACCCTTGAGAAGATTCCCCTTTTCATCATGCTGGCAGAGCAGATTATTGCCAGTCAAATCAAGTTTTTAGGCAATCTAACAGTCAACACAAGCACCATGGTTGCTACCCAAGCAATCATTGATAAGCCTGCTCGATGGCACAAAACAGTCTCTATGAATGTTGTTGTGGCTGGTAGCCGCACCCCTGTCTTGCTTCGCAAGTATGAGTATCTGCGTGAGTATTGGCCTGATGCCACAGAGACAGGCGTGCCTGTTTATTACGGCGACTACGACTACACACACTGGCTTGTGGTTCCTACGCCAGCCGCCGATTACACCTTTGAGGTGTTGTACTACGAGCGGATTCAACCGCTCGATTCTTCCAACCAAACGAACTGGTTTACCATTTACGCCCCGCAGGCATTGCTTTATGGCGCTCTTTTGCAGTCTATGCCGTTCCTGAAGAACGACGAGCGGATGCCTATGTGGCAAGCAAATTACGACCAAATTATGCAGACCCTCAAGCAAGAGGATGTCCAGCGTATTGGTGA